CAAGATCCGGGATCATGGAGTTCCAAAGCTCCGTCGCGCCCAGGCGAGGATCGACACGGACATGGATCTTGAGGATGAACAGCGGAACGATCTTCTCGCCACCCGCGAAGACGTGGCCCTTGTAGCCCACGGCGCCCTTGATCGCCATGCTGGACGCCTTCTGGCCCTTCGTCTGAGTCTTCCCGAAGAACACACCCTTGGCGAAGAAGCCGCCTTGGTCAATGGCTTCCGTCGGCGAGATGCGCGCGACACCGGTCGGGTTCATGTTCTCTTCGGTCGGAATCCAGAGGTATTTCCCCTTCACCGGCACGATGTCCGCACCGTTCTCCTGGACCCATCCGTATCCGTGGCGTCCATCCTGTTCGGCAGCCGGTCCGGACAGCCAGTTGGTCGTCGTGATGGTTGTGTCTGTGCTGATGGTCTGGACGTTCCAACCGGTGGCAAGGTTACTGGTACGCCGATTCACGCCAGGGCGACCGCTCATGCGCTCGATCTTCAATCGCGCGTCGAAGGTGTTCCCGTGGGCCTGGAAGAGGTTGAACGCGCCGTCCCGAATGGTTCCGGGCGGAGTTGAGGGGGGTGGAGTGAATTCGAAGGAGAGTGTGCCCATCAGCATCCCACCCCGTAGTACTGGAAGTTGTCGCAGGCGTCCTTGAGGGTCTGGAGAACTTGGTACTCGCCCATGTATGTCGTCTGACCGCTCCCGGAGGTGGTCGAGTGCTTCCCGGCCGACCGGCGTCGTTCATAGGCGTAGTTGACTTGCCGGATGACTTCCGCCTCCAAGCTCGCGTAGTTGTTGGCAACCGATTCTCGGATGCAATCACCCAAAGTGATCGATGCTCCAGAATTGCAGGCAACCAAGTCGCCAACATCGAAGTTCCCGATGTCTGGTTGGAACGTGACAACCATCGCAGTCAAATCGATGGCAGTGATCACGATGCGCTCCCCGTTGACCTGGTCGTAGGTGCCAACCACAGGCTCTCCGGTGAACGAGGCGAGCGCGTAGACCGTCGAGATCGGATCGTAGACATACCCCGCTGTGATGTTGAGCTTGTACTCCTTCGTTGGAGGGGGATAGATCCTGGGGTACGGAACGCAAAGATGGATCCGGAGTTGGTCAGGGTCCAGTGTGTAGTCGTTGCCCTCGGTCAGGGTGGTGTAGCCGCTGTTCCCGAAGAGACCCAAAGGGTCGTAGAAAAACGAATTGATGGAACGGACGAGTACATGCTGAGGGAAGAGGGTAGCCCCTCCCATCGATGTCATGTACTCGTCGAAGGTATCGACCTGAAGCGGCACATTGATGTACTTCTCGACGATCTGGGATGTTGCCGCCAACTCCCGAGCGTAGTCACGGCGCATCTGCATGGAGTAGTCGTTGACGCTCCAGTCGGAATTGCTGTTGTTCAGCTCGACAGTTTGCAGGCAACGAGCCAGCGTCGAAAGAATCATCGTGCCGCCTTCGCCTTTCCCTTAGTTCGACAGGGCCAAATAGTCCGTGCCGGCGACGAAGCCGCTGGGAGGCGACTGCATCAACTGGAACGGGGTGTAGATGGCTGCGATAGTGGCATTCGTCCCGGTGGTCGTAAGCACGATGCGGAGCGTGTCGTGACCGAACATGGCGTCGCCGATGCTGATGGCCTTGGCGCCGGCTGCGGACAGCACGAGGCTAGCCCCGTAGTCGGTCCAGGTCGAACCGGAGTCGTCGGAGTACTGCAACTTCGCAGTCACGGTACCTCCACCGACGGATCCGACAGCGACGATGAAGCCACATTCGGCGCCGTCCTTGGGGTTGCCAGCGAGCAAGATGGTAGTGCCGTTCACGGACGAAGCCGATGCCACGGTCTGCGGGGCCACAGTCACGATCGGAGCGATCGCGCTCGCGAAGTTGTTAGCGTTGACAGACATTTTGTGTCTCCTTTTTCGGATGGAAGAGAGGGGCACGGCGTTTTACCGCGCCCCTGGATTGGATCAGATGGTCGAAGCCGAGGTGGTCCTGAGGTCCAGGGCCACGAACAGTTCGGCCGGGTTGCGGATGATCGGCGTGTAGTCCAGATCGCCGGCCAGGGCCAAGGCGTTCCGCTCGAAAGCGGACTGACCCTGCACCACGGCAGTGTCGGAAACCTTGACCTGCACGCCTCCCCAGGCGTAGACCACGATGTTGTCGAACTGGCCGAAGAACGTGTCCGCGCAGTCGGTCGAGGATCCGACGGTCTGGGCGGTCCGAAGGTCGGTCAAGCGCAGGACCTGGCGGTCCGAGCCCATGGCCGTCTTCAGGTTCTCGTCCGAAGCCAGAGTCCCCTCGGGCAACAGGGAGAACGTCCCGTTGCCGTTGATGACGCTGTTCTTCATGTTGCGAGCGACTTCGGGGCGAGCGATGATGGAGAAGTTCTCGGTACGGCCGTTGGCCTGCGCGAGGATGTCTTCCATCAAGTTCGCGTCCAGGTAGGTCCCGATCTTGCCTGCGGTTCCGGCGGTAGTGGATCCGCTGTTGGCGAGGTAGACCTTGGACACGCCCGGGTCGTAGAACATACCACGGGGAGCGCCGCTGGAACCAGTGCCGTAGAGTGCGGAGTTCTGGACTTGGCGCCAGAGGGAGTACAGGATTTCGGACTGGAAGATGTCTGCGTACTCGCTGGCCTGGAAGATCAGCCGCTTGGAAAGCAAGCCGGTCGCACCGACGCGGTAGGGGACCGCGGAGATGAATTCCCAGTTGATCCCCGTGCAGATGAGCTGTCCGTTTTCCGAGACGTTGCCGACGGTCGCGAGCGAGGTCTGGCGAGGGATCGTCAGATTTCCGGTTCCGGCGGGAAGCTCGGAGTAGCGGGCACCTGCGTTGAAGATCGTCCGCTCGTTCGGGCGGAGCTTCTTGACCCACTCGGAGCCCAGGACCTCATTCGAGATGAAGACGCCGCCGGCTGTGTCCAGCGAAGCCGACTCGAAGACCGTGGCCTTCTGGAGCATGAATTCAGCCATCTCGCGTTCGGCACCGACGTACCCGTAGGCCTTGCAGATGGCGGGATTGTCGAGCTTGAGGCGACCCAAGCCCATGTCGGGCTCGCGGGTATTGACCAGGGCGCTGGCCACGAGACCCTTGATGTAGGCACCCAGGGCAAGCCGGGCGTCCACTTCCTTGCCGCCGAAGTCCTGCGCGAACATGGCCTTCTGCTCGGCCTGCTTCTTCTGATTGGCTGCAATCTCGGCCATCTGGGTTCCCAGGGTGGCGAGCTTGGCCTCCATCTCGGGAATGCCCTTGAGGGCCTCGGCCGACCTGTTGTAGTCCGCGGTGAGCTGGTCGATCGCGGACTTGATTTCGAGTTCCGTAGGCATGTTATGCCTCCTTCTTCGTGGTGGTGTGCTGCGATGTCTGGGCAAGGTCGATCAGGCGCTGCATTTCCGCCACGTCGAGTCCTTTCCCGTCTTCGCTCTTGGATTTGCTGGATTTCGTTGTCGCCGTGCCGTTGCAGTCGTCAACCTCTCCCAGGTTCACGGCGTCGGCTTCAGTGTGCGATGGGTCGTCGTCTGGGTCGTCTCCCAGGGGCGGCAATCGCGTGCCCAGGATCTCCGCAGCGGCGGCCAAGTATGACAAGGCCGACTGGAGATCGGCGCTGGAGATGTGGAGAATGTCGCCGTCGTCCTTCATCTCCAGCCGCTTCAGGATGGCGGTATTGGCCTTCTTCTGCTCGGCGGCAGATGTGGTCAAGGACTGGACGAGGGTGGCTTGCTCGGAAAGCGTCTTGGCCATGGCGTCGATCATGGACTTGATCTCGGGGGCCAGTACGGGGACGACAGGCTCCACGGGAGAAGGATCAACGACAGGGGCGACCACGGGCACCTCGAACGACTTGCGCTCGTACATCGCCGCCTTGGCGAACATGGACCACGGTGCGCTGTCGCAAGTGGCCATGCGGTCGAACATCTCGGAATCGATTTTCTTTTCTGCCAGCGACTTGGCGACCACACCGACAAGAGCGCTCGCATTCATCGGGATCCCGACGAAGGAAAGTTCGAGGAGTTGAGACTTGTCCCAAATGCGGCGCACCTTGTCGCCGTAAAGATCCACGTCCGCCTTGGTCGCCCAATGCATCTCGGTCGGGACGGCACCAACGCTGACACCCTTGGCCAAACCGGACTTGTAGAGCTGGTAGCAGAATTCGGCGATTCCGAATTTGTCGTACCGCTCGGGGACGAAGAACGCATCGATGACGGCGGTCTTCGTGGCGGTGTCCACGTAGGCCTGGAGTCCGCGCGCGATCGTGTGATCGAGCGTCTGCCGGTGATCGGCGAACATGGCTGGGTTGGTCAGCCAAGTTGTGAAATCCCATCCGTTGGACTTGACCACGTCGCCAATTCCGTCCACGTCTTCGGTGCTGGCCACCAGACGCACGAACCGTTCGGCCACCTCTTCGGGGGTGATCTCCTTGGGGTCGATTCCGCGGGCGATCATCAACGCCTTGATCGCGTTTGTATCCAGCCCGGCATCGGAGGCTTTCGTGACGATCAGATTTCCGCTCTTGAATTCCATGTTTTCTCCTACGCTGCCACGATTATGCATCTGCAATTGATGACCTCGGAAGCGGATGCGCCGGGCTCATGTGGCTGTTTCAAGCCATTCGGGAACTTGTCCCCAAAAGTGACCGGCCCGAACGCATCCGCTTCGTCGTGTGTTGGCCGAACATGGGCGTCGTGGGCGCTAACCCACCGAACTTTCTTCACGCCGTTGGCCTTCATGATGGAGTGACGGTAGTCCGACATGACGGCACCAAGCTCTGTCCGGGCGATCGTATTTGCCCGGGTCATGGCATTGTCGAAGACCTGGCTGACTTCGGACCGGAGCTGGGCGGCGATTGTGATCGGTTGTGCTCCGGCGTTGTCGCCCAAGGCGCGGCGCAGGCTGTCTGAGATCTGCGTGCGGATCGTGTCGTTGACCTTGACCGCATCGCCAAGCCGATCCAGTACGATGTCGCGGTGCCCTTCCGGGGCCGTCCCGAGCCATGCCGAGATGTCGCCCAGCTCATCCAGCATCTGGTTTTCCGTAGACGTGCGGATGGCATCAAACGACATCTTCCATGCCAACTGCATCTCCGCATTGGCATGGGCCTCATCTGGTAGGAGTGCGTCAAGATCGCTTTCGCCCGGGATATGGGGTTCCGACTTGGTGTTGATCCCGACGAAGATGGACGGGTCAGACCACGCCTTGGCTTCGCGGTCGATATGCTTGCCGGTGTTCAAGAAGGTATTCAGGGCCTTCATAACTTGGCCCTTTTGCCTGCGCACACACTTGGTCGTGGCGGTCAGCATTTCGGGTTCATGCGGGGTCACGCAGTTTGCCCAGATCTTCACGGCCAAGGCCTTGCGCTTGTCCTTGCCCAGAGCGTGGGCCTGCTTGAGCGTCCCACGAATCATATCCAAGGGAGAGGCGACGGCTTTCGATTCCGGCTTTTCCTTCTTGGCGGGCTTGTGCTCTGCTGCGCTTTGCGCTTGCGCCTGGTC